ACTGCCCATACCACCGCCGCCGCCGAATAGACCAGAGAGCAAGCCTCCGAATCCACCGCCGCCGCCAGCAGAACCACCCAGACCACCAACACCTTTAAACATATTGGTCATCCAGCCATTCTCGCCTGTAGCTCCTTTGAATAAGGAGTCAGTGAAGCTTTCTGAGAAAGACTCAATGATGGATGAGGTGAAGCTGTTAGCAATACTGTGGAAGAAACTCTTCGTATCACCAGTGCGTAGCAGCTCAGATAGAGCGCTCTGGAAGTTACCTTGGAACGAAGTAGCGTAACCCATGGCTGTTTCTTTAGCGCTCTTAGCAGCGTCTGAAGCAGCAACAACAGATTTACCTGCTGTAGATTCAACCCCCTGTTCCTCTAAGATTGATACTTGTGCTTCAGTGATTTTGTACAGGTCTTGCAGAGCGACACGAAGTCTCTCAGCTTGTACATAATCACCACGTTGTTCAGCCTGTTGTATACCACCGATAGCACGACCGATAGCACCACCTTCAGAGCGGAACTGAGGCATGATACCAGCATTGACTTTAGCCATAAAGTCTGGACCGAACTTCTGTACAGCAGACTGCTGCATAACGTACTCACCATTAGATAGCATCGCTGGGATATCATCTGAAGTACCAGTTCCTGGACCGTTAACAGCGCCACCGCTGGCCCTCTTAATTGGCTCGATACCTCTGCGAGTAGCTTCTGCCGCAAGAGTATTAGAAGCTCTGCGCAGCTCACTAAGAACAGGGTCTAGTGTTTGTCCCAAACGAGAAATAAAACCAGTGTTCTCTGTTCTACGAGCAATCTCCGTATCAAGCATGGTCTTGTTCTGGAGTAGAAGGTTATCTCCTAGCTGACGAACAGTAGAAGTTGAACCAGAGGATGTCAGTGCAGTATCAAGTGCCGCATTACGACTCTCATCTGAACCTGCCTCAGAACCTCCGAATATTTTAAGTCTGTCTTCCATGTTCTTAATGTTCTGGTCAACAATATCATTCAGCTTGTCTTGAAGAAGTATACCAATACCTGCACCAGCAACGCCAGCAACAATAGCGAGAGCTATGACACCCCCCAGTGTTGTAAAGCCAGCTATCATTGAAGATTTTGTAAGAGTAGTAGAGGCAGTTGCCAGAGCGGTTGTCATCTTACCCATGGCTTTACCAACCAAGAATTCTAAAGCGAAACCAGCTGAAATAGCACCAGCCATTTGGATTCCCAAAGATTCCCAGCTGTCTGGTTCATAACCTAAGTAGTCTGCTACAGACTGACCCGCTAGTAAACCACCAGTAGCTGCGCCTACGCCTAGGATACCAGCAGCTATCTTAGAGCCACCTGCCTTCTTAGACACGCCTATACCCTTAGTGATAGTCTTTGTGATAGCACTACCTGCAAGCAACGCGGCGCTACGGACCTTACCGCTTACCGCCATAAGAGCTAGAGAAGCTGCAGTAGCACCTACTAGAGTCTCTGTCATCTCTGTTTGGAAGCTTGACTTGTTGATTACATCGCCAAAGTCGTCATACTGGGTTTCACCAAAGATACCTGTAAAGATAGATTTGCCGAAACCTTTTATTGCACCGCTTAGTGCGAGAATGAAACGTTCACCAACAGCACCACCTTCTCCTTCGAGAGCGTCACCGATAAGGCCACCCATACCGCGTCCAAGAGTATTGAGAGAATTACGGAAAGTATCACTCTCTAGGATGTCTGAAGCGTTAAATGCGAGGAAGCCACCAATCAAAGCGCCGCCTAACATCTTTTTCTTAGCAAGGACGATAGCTGCAACCACCGCAAGAGCAATCTCATCTTCATGCTTTTTGATGTTCGCAGCAATGTCAGCACCTGTTGAAATAGTTCCTGTAGAAACGTTAACAACACTGGCAATAGCTTTCTTACCTTTTTGAGCTATCGCTGTATCACCAAAGAGGTTAGCAGCAGTAGTCAAAGCGTTAATAGCAGCAGAGGCTGTAGACGAGATAATGAGTTCGAAGTTAGCTTTCGACAACTCAATCATGCTAGAAATCTCAGCGGAGGTTGGTAGATTTATATTTGTCTTAGCCGCAACGGTTTTTACAAAGTCGTCATACTTGGATTTAACATTGCCAAGTCCACCTGTGAGTTCGGTAATCTTGGTGGATAGACTGTCAATAGCAGAGTCTGCTCCGGGTTTTACCTGAACATCAATGACAGCTTTAATACCACCGTCTTTGAATAACTCCGTAGTACGTTGCCAAGTACCTGAGACAGCATCGTGTGCCTCTGCAAACTTAGTAGCAAGACCTGAGAGAAAATCACTGAACGCCTTAGTAGCGTTCTTGAAGTGCTTCTTAAGAGCGCCAACGTTACCAATAGCAGGAGCGCCATTATGTTCGTGTCCAGGGTCGGTTAGACCTGTATAGGTAGACTTACCAAGAACCTTCGAGTGAAGCCACTCAAACAACTTCTCAATACCCTCGACGAAAGATTTGAAAACAGATGTAGCAGCGGCCATTCCTGAAGAGTCAATAACCGACTGGAGATTAAACTTCGTGATAGTGAACTCAAGAGCAACAGAGCCTAGTTCTTTTACCTTGGCTTTAGCCGCACCAATGGCAGCTGAGATGTCTTCTACTAGTTGTGTAGGGGTGACAGCACCTGTGAAGAGACCCTTAAGGTAGCCGAAGGTATCTTCAACAAAATACTTAACTGTGCCTTGTAATACTAAGAACTCAATCTTAGCAATCGCTGCCCACTTACCAACATTCTGACCGAAGAACCTCACGGCATCTGTCATGCCAATAATAGCCTTCTTTGAGATAGCAGAGATACCTACAATCTTATCGAACTCAGAAATAGCACGACCCCACTCGTTTGCTAGCACAGTGGATAGACCACCTACAGTAGCTTGGAGAGTTGCATACTCAGAGTTAATCTTGTCAGCCCCACTAAGGATAGCATTGTATGCTGCCTCTGCAGTAATCTTTCCGTCAGCCGCTAGCTCACGTAATTTACCAAATGGAACACCCATACCTTCAGCGATAGCACGAGCTAGTCGTGGCATCTGTTCTAGTACCGAGTTAAGTTCTTGTCCACGAAGCTGACCAGAGGCCAAACCTTGACCAAGCTGAATGATAGCTGCGTTAGCTGATTCAGCGGAGGAGCCAGAGATAGTCCCTGCCTTCTGTACTGCTTCAGTAACTCTAATTAGTTCTGTTAGTGGCTTATCAGCATCAGAGAGAGCTAAACCAAAACGGTTAAACGTCTCAACAGCACCGCCGATGGTACCACGAGAACGAGCAGCAACGTTATAAAGTTCGTTCAGAACCTTCTGAGTCTTAGCAGCATCACGAGTAACAAGATTAATTTTGTTTCCCATATCAGTGATGGCGTCGGACGCGCGGTTCATTCCTGTAATTAGTTTGGTACCTGCAAAGGCAGCTGTCATACCGAGAGCTAGCTTCTTGAAGGTGCTTGTCATGTCACGGGCTTGTTTGTCGAGGTTGCCCATAGATTTATTTAGATTACGTAGTTGGTCTTGTGCTTGCCTCGCATCAGCACGTACTTTAATATTAACACCACTCATAGTGGGTATCCTCCTATTAGTAAAAAAAGCCCTTAACAGTAAAACCCACATATCGGGGATACCATCAAGGGCTGTGTATTAGGCGGTTGGGATACCTATCTTAGAGAGCACTTGCTCAATAAAATAAGTTGGGGCTTGTTGTGAATGCCCCCTGTTTAGATACTCAATGTGTTCGACTCTATTAAGTATTGTGCCGCCTCGGAATTTACCGGAGGAGCTTCTTTCAACTGTGAATTGCCAGCCTTCACGGGCTTCACCAGTATCAACTGGCGTGACTATCTTTAGTTGTGCGGTAGCGTAAATAATAAGTCTACCAATTTCTTTATTTGCTAAAACAACGAGTTCATCTTCAATACGTTGCATTTCTTGTTCAAAGTTTGCTATCTCCAAAGAGACTAGTTTATTACGTGCCATTAGCCATTCATCCAAGGTGGAGTCCAATCAGAGCCATCCCCGTCTGTTGCCGTAAGCATCATGTCTAGGAATTTACCTTTCGGTAAGGCTTTAGTCTCTGCAGGAATGTTTTCCTTAAGCTGTCTGAGTGTCGCAAAGATGTCTTCTGGATTACCTTTAAACCCTGCGGCTTGTAGTAATAAGAAAGTTCTCTGGTCTTCTCTCCAACCAACGGGTCTCTTCCTGAAGTAATGCCCCCACTTGATTAGTTCTTCTTGGGGCATCTCTGTATAGACTTTATACACAGGCATACCAAGAGAAAACGCAATATCATAGATAGTTTCTTCGGAAGGAGTTAGTTTCCCTCAACGCCTCCAAGGCCAGAAACGCGCATAACACTTTCTGACAAAGCTGAGAGTTCACCTAGTGGGAAAGTATCAAAGTCTTCTTGAGTTAGTTCTTCAGCGCCCACTACGGCAATTTTAATAATATCACAAAGGAGTTTAATTTGTGCTGTTTCGTCTTTAGACTTGGTTGCTTTATCGATAATCTTTTGCATACCCGTAATCTGACCAACAGTCAACTTGCGTACCTCTACTTCGTCGCCCATGAAAGGGACTTTTTCGGTTAGTTCTTTACCAACGAGATGTTTCATTGTTTTAATCCTTAATCTAATTTATCTTTTTCTGAGAATAGGTCAGAGTTGTTTGCTTGAAAGTCATCCAATAACTTGCGGACAGTGTGCAGTACAGAAAGGGTTTCCATAATCTCACGGCCAACAGCTGACTCATTATCAAAGTCTTGGAATCGTTCAAATGATTTTCGAATACTAATATCTACGCTTCTACGCATATGACGGAAGGTCGTACGCATAACAAACGCTTTACTAAATGGTTTGTCCATGTATA